CAGCACAATACCGTTAAGCAGGCGTTGACGCAGCGGAGCAATACGAATGGAGTATCTTTCTTTTCCTTGGCGTCAGGCACAAAAATGGATCGTCTACCAGTTGATTTGTCTTTGTTGGACGAATCAAATGAAAATGCTATCAAAGAAGATGTGAATGAGGATATCGGTGTTGCTGCTGCCGCATTGAGTGGTAGTTCTACTGGTAACTATGCTACGGCAACACTGAATATGGAGATTGTGGCGAACAATGTTTTTACCTGGATTGAGGCTTTGGTAGAAGAGCTGAACAAATGTTTGAATTATAACGTGATTCGTGATGGAAGCTATCGCATTGAGTTTAGAGTGCTACCAGTAACATTTCTCAATCGAGAAAAACAGGTAAAGTATTTTTCTGATTTGTATGCGCGTGGAAAGGGAAGTTTGTTGGCCTGGATTGCTTCTACGGGCATTGACGCAGACGATTATCTCTCACTTATGGATTATGAGCTGGATGAGGACTTTGAGAATAAGTACCCCGTACATAAGACTTCGTTTACTGTGACCGGAAAAGATGCGCCTGATGGAGATGTTGACCATAGCACAAACACAGATCCTCCGGTTAATGCAAGCACGGAGTCTACAAAGGCTAATAACGGCAATGCCAGCCCATCTCCATCAGGATAAGGAGGTGAGAGGAAATGTCTGAAAGAACTTCATCCACTATTTATGAGATTTCAAGTGAAAACAGAATTGCCGGCAGACGGCCTATTAAGGTAGTTCTGCATGAGATTTTTCCTGATAACACGAGATGGCAAGAAAATGGAATCTCATGGAAAGAGGAATATGTTCGAGCCAACCTTCATTCCGTCATTGGTATGTCTATTGTGGCAGCATTTTTGACTGAAGATCGGGATGTGCCATATGACCACGGTATGACAGAAGTACGGGAAGAAGATAGGTTGCCATTGTTTGAAGATGCCACTATGGTAGGGCATTTTGACAAGGCATATATCGGAGACGTTGAAATTGAGGGTGTAACCAAGCGATGTTTGATTGCTGAGGGCACTTTGGATGAAATGCGTTATCCGAAATTTGTTGCTTGGCTTCGTGAGCACATGGCAGAGTCCACTGTTAAGGGTTCTGTAGAAATTGTTGGTAAGCCAGAGCACGATGGTTACATTATTTACTCCGACGGTTGGAAAGATGAGGGGCGTGTACCGCAGGACTACGATTATAGCGGGTATGCAATTCTTAGTGTAAAACCGGCTGATGAGGCCGCCATCGTAATGGAGTTAAATAATAAAAAAACAGATAAGGAGGATGAAACTATGGATGAGAAGACCAAGAATGAGCTGATGGCGGCGGTAGCTAGTGCTGTTTCCGAGGTCAACTCTAAATGGGAGGAGTACTGGGCCAAGGTCGATGCACTTCAAGCAGATATTAGCCAGTTGAAGGCCGACATTGCGCAAAAGGAGGCCGACATCAAGCAGCTGCAGGCAGACTACGATAAGGAGTATGCGGCAAAAGAGGCTGCGGAGCTTGGCCTTACTGAGGCGAATGCGGCCAAAGAAGCTGCAGAGGCTAGTCTGAATGAGGCTAATGCTAAGATTGCTGAGATGGAAAATGCCGCTGCTGTGGCAGAGCTGAATGCCGCACTAGCTCCTTATACTGAGGAGCAGCGAGCAGTTGCCCAGGAGGAAATTGATGCGTTCAATGCAAATCCTGGCAGTGTCGAGATCAATAGCATTATTGGGAAAATTTGTACTGCTATGGTTGAGGCAGCTCGTGAGAGTAAGGTTACTGAGACTAATTCCGCAAACCAGATCGATGTGTTTGGTATGATGGATGACGCCGGCGATCAAGATGATGGTTCTGCTGACGTAAATGTATTTTAAGAAAGGGATGAAAAACAATGAAGGGTAAGACGATTGGTTACTTCAAGAACGTGCAGAACGTTGGCGACCACACTGCCGCTGTCGATCTAAAGGTTGGCATGGGTGTAGTGCTGGATCGTGCTGATCGTACTGTTAATCTGCCTGCCTCAGCAGATGAGGCTAAGGCTTGCTTCCGTATCGTAAGCAATATCAATGACAAGGCTGAGATGCGGAATTTTGAGGAGACTCTTGTGGTCAAGGCTGGCGAGAAGGTTCGTGCCGATGATTTGACTACTGTTGCAAACTTGGAGATGGAGTTTGCTCATTATGAGATTAGTACGGATTATGCCGACATCGCTGTTGGAGACAAGCTTGTTTTCGGCACTGATGGTTTGCTCGCTAAGAGCGCCGACGTGACTGGCTACAAGGTGTATTTTGAGGTTACAGAGAAGACCGCGTACATGGGCAAGGGCGTTCTTGTCGTTGTTCGCGTGCAGTAATATGAGAAAGAGAGGGATAGATGATGAGCACGATTTATGAGATCAACATGAGCAACGCTCGTCTTGATACTGATACTGGTCGCGTGAAGCAAACTTCTAAGATTGTAGAGGTATTTTCTGCTCTGAGCGCAGGTCGCCGGCCTAACGTAGATGACAAGACTTTGGATAAGAGTGTTGCAAATATCAAAGAGATGTCAAGCAAAGCTTTGGACGGCGATCATACTGCTCAGAGTGAGATTAACGCTATTATCCGTTTTTCTATTGAGCCTAAGTTGCTTGAGGCCGTTCGGATGTTTGACTTCATGGGCAATTATAAGCGTATTGGTTATAATGAAGTGCCTATGATGAAGACCTACAACTACGAGAGCATCGATTCTCGTTTCCAGGCATCTAGCAGCGACGTGCCTTTTGCTGCTGTAAATTGGCGTGAGTATCCGATTGCAACCCAGACCATTTCCGCTGGTTTTGCCGTTGATTACCGTGAGCTTCAGAACGGTAACTTCGATGGCAATGTTGCCGAGGGAATGAACCAGGTGCAAATCGATATGCAAAACAAGATGACCTACTACATTATGTCTGTCCTATATAGCGCCTTGAAGAATGCCAAGGGCGTAAAGCACTTTGCTGAGGCCAACGGCATTACAAAGACGGGCGTGGATAATATGCTGAAGTCCATGCGTCGTTATGGCAGAGTGAATATCGCTGGTGATTACAGCGTTATTTCTCAGTTTAATGATTTTGTTGGATTTAAGCAGGCCGACACTGATGCGGTGCGGTATGGTACGGACGCAATCGCAGAAGAGATTATGCGTACTGGTCGTGTTGGTATGTACAATGGTGCTACCATTACTGAGCTGCAGAATGCTATCAACTGGACTAAGTTGAACAAGGACGGAACGGACTATGATCTGTATATGCCTCAAGGTCTGCTATTCTTCCTGCCTCGTGGAGCTGTGTCTCCTCTACAAACCTTCCTGCGCGGCGGCATGACCACAATGACCGGTGACGATATCGTGACCCGCCAGCACCTAACTCGTTTTGATATGGAGTTTGGCGCTGGTGTAGCCGAGGGTATGGAAGATTGGATTGGCCTGATCTCTGATACGAACTACGAAGCTCCTGCTATTTAATAGCAGATTTTTTATGCCTAAATAAGTGGCAAAACAGGGAGGGGCAAACGCCCCTCCCTTAAATTTAATCAAAGGGGAACCATAAAATATGAAGACGAATAATGTTTTAGTTAATAACCTTTGTTCTTGGCCTCTAAGTTTTCGTCGGATGGCGGGGCAGGGAGATATTGAAATCCCTGGAAATGCCCGAAACTTTCCGCTTCTTTCTGAGGAAGAGGTACTTGCGCAGATTCAAACCGGAAATGTAATGTTTACTGGAACGGACAATATGGGTAGCCATGCGCGTATTCAGATTGTTGATGAAGAGAAGCGTAAGGAACTGTTTGGGCTTGGGGATATCGAAACTTCTACTCCTGTTTTGCTGAATGAAGAGAGTGTAAAAGAACTCCTGGCAATTCGTACTAAGACAAAGTTTAATGAGCAGCTTAATGCGATGGTTAAAACTGACGCAGAGAAGAGAATGCTTGTTGAACTAGCTTTCAACGCTGGGGCTGAAAATGCAGAGTCTTGGAAGGTAGATGCTTTGCGTAAGCTGGCTGAAACTGCGAAGATTTAACCAGTTTAAGAAAGAAGGTGTGGACGATGCCAAACAACCAAAAGACAACCTTTGCGGATATTGAACAGAAATTTCACTCCATGCCTTTGACAAAATATGAGATCCCGGAGGCTTTGGAAGCAGAGTGGTTGACTACAGCAGTCTCTGATTATGAATTAAATCTGGGATGTGATCTTGGATATAATCAGAAGACGCGCAAGTTTTCAAGCCAACTGACAAGTATTGCTATACGCACCTTGGCGCAAATGATGTATGTTTCATATCTGCAAAGAGAGCTGAGTAGAGTAATGGCGCTGAATGGGATCTACGGGAAAGATGTTCAACTAACGGGACAGGATGCCACTAAGCGGGTAACAAAGCAAGAACTTGACGATCAAATTGCCCAGGTAGAAATTCTACTTCATCGTCAAAAAGATCCGGCCTATGGCTAAGGAGGTGCATCAAAGACCCGGCTATTGGTAAAGAAGTTGATCATGTCAGAAGAATCCAAGAGCTGGTATCGAATGACACGCCCTCTGTTCAATAGCGGATTTGAAGATGATGAGTTTTGGGCATATGGTCAAGATGGATTCCAAGAGGTGCTTGATTCATTTATAGGGTCTGATGTTTTTATCTATGATAAGACGATTGACTCCGAGCCTCAACAGGTAAGAGCTATTATCCAGCAAACAACCAGTGATGTTTATAATAGTACCACAGTAAGACAAATTCTGTGCAATATTGGAATTTTGAAGTGTGGTCAATATGTAAAATATGACGGTGCTTTCTGGATGGTAAGTGCGCTGCCGGATAATAACCGAATTTATGAAAAGGCGGTTCTTTGGAAGTGTTTGCATTCGGTTCGTTTTGTTTCTCCTATTACGGGGAAAATCGTGGAATATCCTGTTTATAGCACAAACAGTACCCAATACGGAACTGGTGAAGCTGAAAAAACGCAGTTGGCGGTAGGAGCAGACCAACATTTGATTTATGTTCCGTACAATCAGGAAACTATCATGTTGGACACTCAAACACGCTTTTTGATGGATAAGAACAGGGTGAACCCATCTGCTTATCGTATTACAAGAGTTGATCCAATTTCTTATGCAGTAGGCGATGAACGTATGGAAGATGGGTTAATTCAGTGGGCAGCACTTGAAGACCAATTCAATCCGGCTACCGATAATGCTGAATTGATGGTTGCAGATTATTATGCTCCTATTTCTGGCGGATCAGAAGAGATTGGCGGAGATGGCGCTAAGATTACTCTGACTGATTTGGATGGGGATTTTGAGCTTGCTGTTGGGGAGACTAAACAGATTCGTGTAGAAATCTTAGATGATGATGGTGCTCCAGTACTTCCGCTTCAATATCGTTTGGAATATGATTTTGCCGGAGCTGCTGAGATCGTTGAAAATTCGGACGGCTTAATAACACTAAAGGCGTCTGACGATTTTGAATATGTCGGTATGCAGATTGAATTGAAAGCGATTGACGATATCTCTGGAAGTGAAGCGGTTATTACAATTCAAATCGTGAACTGGTAAGGAGGTGATGAGAGTGCCGCATTTTGATGCGATGGTCAAACAAAAGATTTTGCTCAAACGAAAATTGTTGCAGAATCAGGCAGTGGTTAATCTGCTTTGTAATATAGGGAACAATGTTGCAGAGTTTGAGGACGTTAAAACGGGAAGTAAAAGCCCTGCGGAACCTCTCATCAAAACCCATTTCTATGTTCCCGGCACGCAATCGGATGATAAAAACTTTATTACGATGAGAAGTCGTGTGGTATTTACCGACTCTAATGTGGTAAAGGAGACAGGTATCGTTATCTATATCATCTGTAACGAACACCAGATTGACCTGCTGCAGGGTTCCAGAGCGGATCTGTTGGCAGATGAGGTGGATCGCATTTTGAATAATGGTGACAAACCGTTGTTTGGTTTGGGCGGAATTAAACTCAGTACTGCAGAGGAAGTCCAGTTCAACGAGGGGTACTCGGGATGGCAGATCCCGTATATTACACATGAAATGAACAGGGAGGCTAGTATCATTGATTGACCAGCTCAAACTGTTTCGTGGCGAAGGATTCCAGATCAACGATAAAATTGCGATTCGCCAGCCTACCTTGGATGAGATTGTGGGTTACGGTGAGCAAAAATACTTCGGGCTTGTCCGAACAATTTGTTCTACCCCGGCTGATCGTAAGGTTGAAATTTGGGACAAGCTTCACATCTTTTGGGAAAAGATGGACGAATACGATCTATTCCTATCCCTTTTTCAAGCACTAAAAAACGCAGATGTGTCTATCCTTTTTGGGGATATGGATTTTACAAGTTTTAAGCTAGGGAAACAAGCTGGATTGCCCGACTTTATACTTAAAAATAAAGA